ATTCATGAACTCGCTGCAAAGGCACAAGGCAGCAGGCAGCATGCCCGCCATGCTCTGGCAGCACAACGCCGACGAACCGATCGGCATCTGGACCGACATGGTCGAAGATGCCAAAGGCCTGCGCATCACAGGCATGCTCGCCCTCGACACCGTGCGCGGCAAAGAAGCGCACGCACTACTCAAGCTGGGCGCGCTCAACGGCCTCTCCATCGGCTTCATGAGCAAGCAATGGGCCTACGACCGCGAAGCCGAAGTGCGTACATTGACCGAAATAGATCTATGGGAAGTATCCCTGGTCACCTTCCCGGCAAACGAAAAATCCCGCGTCACCAACGTAAAAGCCGACATCAAGGTCGCGCCAGACGAAATTAACGCCCCGAAAGATGCCGAAAGAATCCTGCGCGAGGCCGGATTCAGCAAGTCCGACGCGACAGCCATCGTCAGCCGCGTCATGCGAATGGGAGAAGCGCGGAGTGATTCCGCCAATTCGACCGCCGCCGCCATGAAAGCCGCCAGCCAATCTGCCACGCGGCTGCTGAACTCACTTACCTCCTGAAAGGAAACCGCATGAAAAGCAAAACACTCCTGGCCATCATGGCCGCCCACTTCGCCGTCTTCCAGGCCAACGCCGCCAGCGTTTACGAAAAGCGCGAAGACCCCAGCATCAAATCGGTTGCCGACGCGCTCGACAAGATCGCCACCGCGTTTGATGAGTACAAGAAAACCAACGACGCCCGCATCGAAGCTGTCAAAGCCGGAAAAAGCACCGCCGACTTCGACGCCAAGCTGGCCAAGATGGACGACCACATGAACAGCCTGAGCGAAATGAAAGCCAAGCTGGAAAAGGTCGAAACCAAACTCGCCCGTCCAGGCGCATTCTCCGGCGGCAAGGCAGAAGGCGAAGGCAAAGAAGAGACTGAATATCGCCACGCCTTCATCGACTGGATGCGCGCCCCGGCTGACCACGACCGCCAGCAACGCACCGCCCAGGCCGCCAAAGCGCTGGAAGCCAAATCCAAAGCCGACGGCCGTGAAACCCGTTCGGCTCAGGCGGTCACCTCCACCGGCGCTGCCGGCGGCTTTGCCCTGCCTGAATTCATTGAAAGCGCCATCGCCCGCCTGTCGGTCGATATCTCCCCGATCCGCCAGATTTCCACCGTCCGCACGGTCGGCACCTCGGACTACAAAGAACTGTTCGACATCAACGGCGCCGCCTTCGAGTGGGTTGGCGAAACCGACACCCGCAACCAGACCAACACGCCAGACCTGGCTGAAGTCGCCCCCACCTTCGGCATGGCCAGCGCCAAACCGCAGGCATCGGAAGAGTCGCTGGATGACCTGTTCTTCAACGTCGAAGACTGGTTGATCAGCTCCGCCGCCGAAGCCATGGCCGCCGGTGAAGGTGCCGCGTTCGTCTCCGGCAACGGCACCAAAAAGCCCACCGGCTTCCTCGCCGGCCCCACCCCGGTCAGCACGGTAGACGCCTCGCGCGCCTTCGGCACGCTGCAATACATCGCCTCCGGCCAGGCAGCGGCCATGCCCACCAGTGCAGACCTGTTTTACGACCTCATCTACAGCCTGCGCGCCCGCTACCGTAACAACGCGCAATGGGTCACCAACAAACTGGTTCTGGCCGCCATGCGCAAATACAAGGACACCGCCAACCAGTATCTGTGGCAACCCTCGCTGGTGGCCAGCCAGCCCGCCACCTTCCTGGGTTACGGTGTAACCGAAGCGGAAGACATGCCCGCCGTTGGCGCCGGCACCTTCCCGCTGGCGTTTGGCGACTTCCGCGAAGGCTACCTGATCGCCGATCGCGTCGGCCTGCGCATCACTCGCGACGAAATCACCACCCCGGGATTCGTCAAGTTCTACGTGCGCAAGCGGGTGGGCGGCAAGTTGCGCAACACCCAGGCCATCAAGCTGCTGAAGATCGCCGCCTCCTGATCCGCAACTAAAACCCAAAGAAAGCCCCGCCCCAGCCGGCGGGGCTTTCTTTTGAGGAAACCATGGCATCGCCCGGCCGAAATGTCGGGCGCGGATTGAAAAAAACGAGGAAACCATGCCCGCCATCTGCACCGTCGCCCCCGCCGAAGAACCCATCAGCCTCGCCGAAGCGCGCGCGCACCTGCGTGTCGACCACACCACCGACGATCCGCTGATTAGCGGCCTGATCATCGCCGCGCGGGAAGCGGCCGAATCACGCACCGGCCGCGCAATGGTCACGCAGCAATGGCGCCATACCGCATCCGCCTGGACGGATCAAATTACCCTGTCACCCGCGCCGCTGGCCAGCGTCGAAGAAATCACCTACCTGGATGCGGACGGCACCCGGCAAACGCTGGCGGAATCGTCTTATCAAGTGGTCACCGACACCCTGCAAGGCAGCGTCTGCCCCGCCTACGGCGCCAGCTGGCCCAGCGCCCGCAATGAACCCGGCAGCATCCGCATCGACTACACCGCCGGCTATGGCAGCGCCGCCGATGTCCCGCAGGCCATCAAGGTCTGGATGCTGTTGGTGATCGGCACCTGGTACAGCCAGCGCGAAGGCATTGTCACCGGCGTCAACGTCTCGGAAATACCGCGTGGCTTCTGGGAAGGCCTGCTCGACCCCTACAAGACATTCTAATGAACCCCACACCCCGCATCATCCTGGCCGATTATTTCGCCGGCCACGCCGGTCATCCCGCCATCACCGCAGAACATCGCGCCAGCGCAGAAATGCTGCTGGTGCAAGTCAACGCCCTGCTCGCAGAGATCATCGCCAGCGGCAACGCCGATATAGACCTCAACCCCAAAACAGGCAGTCTGATCAGCGGCAGCAAAAACGGCGGCTGGCGACCGCCTAACTGCCCGGAAGGCGCACCCAACAGCAGTCACAAAGAAGGCCGTGGCGTTGATATCTACGACCCGGATGGCGACCTGGACGCCGCTTGTCATGATGACCTACTCGCCAAACATGGGCTTTATCGTGAACACCCGTCGCAGACTAAAGGGTGGCTTCACCTCACCAACCGCGCCCCTCGCTCCGGCCGGCGCACGTTTTACGCATAGGAAACCGCCATGTGGCCCGCACTGATCCCCCTGTTTGGTAGCCTGATCGAGAAGTTCATCCCCGACCCGCAAGCCGCCGCCGACGCCAAACTGCGCATGCTGGAAATGGTGCAGAAGGGCGAACTGGCCGCGCTTGATGCCGACATGAAGCTCGCCCTCGGCCAGATGGAAATCAACAAAGCCGAAGCCGCGCAAGACAACTTTCGCGGCGGCTGGCGCCCCGCCACCGGCTGGGTCTGCGTCGCAGGCCTCTGCTATCAATTTCTGCTGATGCCGATCCTGCCCTGGCTCATCACCGTCGCCGGTGGCCAGGTGCCGCCGCTGCCGCCCATCGACAACGACACGCTAATGGTATTGTTGACCGGCATGCTGGGCCTGGGTGGCATGCGCACGTTTGAAAAAGTGAAGGGTTCCGCATGAGCGATAACGCCAGGCGATCGTCTGACCACGAATCAAGCGCGCTAAAAAACGAAATCCTGAATGCGCTTGGACAAGTATCTGACCCATCGCACCGGGTTGTACTGACGTTGCTCATCAGAGTGATGGACGAAATCAGCGGCAAGCTGGATCGTGTCCTGAGCGACGAGGACAAGATCAAACACATCGTACTCAACGGTCACTCCACCGAGCATGATGCGCACCACGATTGGGTAGCGAACCAGATCGCCTATGAGATCAGCAACCCGCAAATGATCGAGCTCGCAAAAGATCGGCATCGGCACGGCGGTTACTGTGACTACGCAAGCCGCAAGAAAAAAGAAGAAGACGCCAGCATCGACTCATCACGCAAGGTCAAGAATGGCGTCATCGAACGAATCATCTGGGCGGTCATCATGATGATAGTCGGTGCAATCGGCAGTGCGTATCTACACCTATGACCGACGCAATCCTCCGCTGGCTGATCTGGCTCGACATGACTATCAACGACAAATGGTTGGGTGGACGCTTTGAAACCCTCAGCGGCCGACTCTACCGCCGGCAAGCGACCAAAGACTGCGCCGGCTGTCGCTGGCTCTGCGCGCTGCTGGACAAGGTCGACCGGGATCACTGCCGCAAGTCGTACTTCAATGACCGAATTCGCAATCCCACCCTCCCCTGGATTTAAAGGAGCGCCCCCATGATCGCCGCCGGAAACCTGGATCGCCGCATTACCTTGCAGCGGCAAACCCCCAGCCGCGACAGCGTCGGCGGTGTCGTCGAAACCTGGACCGATGTCGCCACCGTCTGGGCCAGCGTGCGCAGCCTGTCCGGCAAGGAAAGCGCCATCGCCCAGCAAGTGCAAAGCCAGGCCAGCCTGGTGGTGGGCATCCGCTGGCGCAACGACATCAGCAACGCCATGCGTGTGCAGCTCGAAGACGGCCGCAGCGCACAGATCACCTGGCAGCAAGAGATCGGCCGCAAAGAACGGCTCAACCTGTATTGCGAGGTGGTCGATGCTCGAAATTAACATCCAGGGCCTGGCCGACTTGAACAAGCTGCTGCAAGAGCTGCCGGCCAAGATCGAAGCCAACGTGCTGCGCGGTGGTTTGCGCGCCGGCGCCAAGGTCATCGAAGCCGAAGCCAAACGGCAAGTACCAGTCGGGCAAGCCCGCGTCACCCGTAACAAAAGCGGCGCGGTCACCTTGCACAAACCCGGCGCCCTGCGCGACTCCATCCGCATCTCCATGCGCAGCCGCCTCAAAGCCGGCTGGCTCAACATCAACATCAAAGCCGGCAACGGCGAGGCCTGGTACGCCCACCTGGTCGAGTTCGGCACCGCCCGCCACTGGATCAAACCGAAGAACCGCAAAAGCCTGTTTTTCGCCGGCCTCGCCAAAGAGATCGTCGACCACCCCGGCGCCCGGCCCAAACCCTTCATGCGCCCCGCCTTCGACGCCGCACACCGTGCCGCGCTCGATGCCATGGCGGACTACATCCGCACCCGTTTACCCAAAGAATTCAATAAAGCAGCCAAAAAATGACCGCAGAACGCATCATCTACACCCTGCTCACCGGAAATGCCGGGCTGGTGGCGTTGGTTGGAACGCGCATTTACTACGACGCCCGGCCCGAAGACGACCCGCTGCCGGCCATTGTCTACAGCAGCATCAGCGACACGCCAACGCCCCCCATCGACAGCACCACAGGTCTAGAGCCGTGCACGGCACGCCTCCAGATCAACTGCCTGGCAACGACAGCCGCCGCGCGTCAACAACTGCTCGAAGGCG